AAGGGAGATAACCGCGCGGTTTTCGACGGAGGGGTGGTAGAGATCGCACCCCCCCTTACCCCTCCGTTGCATAAATGTCACATATTGCCGAACCCGCCATCTTCGGATGCTGTCTTACGAGAATGACACCCATGGCACATCGACTGCAGGTTGTCCCAGTCCAGCAGCGCCCCGCCGCGCGCAACTGGCACGATATGATCGACCTCTGTCGCCATGGCCCCACACCTATCTGCCTCGCAAATCGGATCCGCCCTCAGCTTCATCTTCCGCAGCTTCCGCCAGACCGAACCATAACCCCGCCGACTGGACGACTGCCGACGCTGATCGACTTTCCGCCGCCGCGCCTGATCCTGAGATTTCTCATGCAGCTCACACCGCGCCCGACCGACCATTGCCGTCCGACGGCACCCGGCCAACCTGCACGGCTTAGGAGGGCGCTTCGCCATCTAAGCCTCGCCCCCACCCGAAACACCATAAAAGCCCCTCAGCGCTGTGCTGATGGCCCACAATGTATAAACAATTCTTGGAGAATGTCTAAGTGCTACCATTTCACGCCGCGTGGTGTCAATATAAAAATTTGAAATAACGCTGCAGGTCGCAGCAGGCCTCAATAAAACGCCCCACCACCGCATCACGGTTACGATACACCTTCTCCCGCTCAAACCGGGTGAACTGCATCACCTCCCCTTCCTTCGGCGGCCTAAGCAGCTCCGTCGGCGCATAGCCGGAGCATATCACATCCACCGCCAGCCGCCTGCCACTATTGCCCTGCACGGCCCGATAAGCCCGCCCCCACTCCACCAGCGCCTGGGCAGACCGGTCCGACATCCCCTGACCATTCCCCTTTGGCATATCTGAAAGGCTCATGCGCGGCATCATCCCCGCCATAAAGAACAGATCGGCAAAGCGCAGGCATGCATCATGCTGCCCCTGACTCAGCGTCTTATAGCGATAATGAAGCAAATCCGGCGGCCAACTCAGGCTGCGATAACGCCGCACCTCCTCATTGGAAACCCCGGCCGGTTCAATCAGCCCCATCGCCACCTGCTCCTGCGGCGGCTGCTCTCCCAGCTTCACCGGCCGCGGACGCTCCGCGTCCCCTACCCCAGACCCCGCATGTTGCGCCGCCCGCTTCCCAGCCTGACGGATCTTCTTACGCGCCTGGCTTTTCAATTTCCTGGATTTCCCCATGATATCTCTCCCAACTAATGATTATGCCACCTGCCGACGGCGCAGCTGCACCACCCGGCTATTGTTCGGCGCAGGGTGCTTTTTTCCCGGTGCGGGTTCCCCCGAATCCGCCGCGCCTGCGGCGCTTGCCCCCTCAACCCCGCGGGATGCGCGCGCCGGAGCCACCTCCATGGTTACGCGCACATCCTCGCCAAATGCCTCCATCAGCGCGGCAGAAAGCTCCTCGGCACAATGCTGCTGCACCCAGTGCAACACAAACCGGGTCGGCACCTGCAGCACCAGCTCGCCCGCTTCCGGCTCCACCAACCGCATGGAAGATAACCAGCTGCGCCAGGCATGCACCCCCAGACGATCGACCAGCATCTCATGCATCCCGCGCCAGGCAGGCAAGCGCCCCTCGGGCGCCGAAACCAGCGCCTCCGGCGCGGGCAAGCCCCCGCCCCCCTCAACCCCGCGGGATGCCGCGCCAGACCTCGCAGAAGCGTCCGGCTGGCCATAATTCCCCTCGGCCATCAGCCGCATCTGCTCCGGCCGCGTCATCCAGTCGATCGGTGCATGGAACAAACTGCCATTCGGCTTGGGAATCTTACCCACCAGCAACGGCCGCGCTGCCACCTCCCGGCAAAACTGGCGGAACTTTTCCTCGCTGGCGTCGAACAGCTCCTCCCACCGCTCGGCCAGCTTGCCCCGCACGCCCCGCTTGCTCACCGGGTAAGGATTTTCCGGCAACTCCTCACGCCAAATCGCCACCATCCGCGAAACCGGATCCGCCCCGCGGCCCGAATCCCCCGGCCCTGCTCCCCCCTGCCGAGTAATCTTGCCCTCGGCCGGGTCCGATGCCGGGGGAGCGCACTCCCCCTCTCGCTCTTCCTGCCACTCTGGCTCTGGTGGCTTTTCCTTTCCATCTGGCTCTGCCCTCTGCCGTTTTACCTCTGCCTGCTGCTGCGCGCCCCGCGCGCAGTTTTTCTCTAAATCTCTCTGTTGTTGTTTTTCTTTTTCTTTCTCTGGTTTTGCGTTAGCAAAACCTCTTACTCTTCCTCTTTTTTTAGAGGGCTGCGTGACATCTGCGTGACACTGCGTGACATTGCGTGACACATGCGTGACATTCTCACCCGGAGCAGCGCGGATTTCTGCATCCTTATGATTATCTGCCTTTTTTTGTCTCTCTCGTTGTTTGCGCGCAGAGGCTGTTTCGTCAATTCTGGCAGGCTGAGCCGCCTCCCACGCTATTACTTTATTCTTGTTAATAAAATTGACATATTCAAGTGATTCTAAAGCCTTTTCAATGTCTTCCGCCTCCATTTGGGTGAAGATGGAAATAATCTCTAACGTTGGTAAACCTTTTAAACTTCCTCGTGGATTGTTCTGATTCGCAAAGCTTAATAAGTATTCAGAAAAACCAATAATCACCATTAACGGCAACCCGCTTCGTTTGGCGGCAAGTAGCATTTTGCCGTTCTGATGCCGGTTATTATAAGACCTGAACCATGGATATGCCGTCATAAATCCCCCCTGCATAAGTGGGTCGGCTTGCAGCGCCAACCCACTCCATATGCCTGCTATTTCAACTTTTTCAGCCGTGCTTCCTGCGCAGCAACCTGTTCTTTGAGCGCAGTTTCCAAACCGTCAGCCAACGCCCTGGCTTCTTCCAGCGTCAGGCTGTATTCGGCAATTATCTGCTCGCACTCTTCGTGGAAGTTTCCTGCTTCTTCAAACCTAACGACCAACCTGCCCTCGGCTAGAGCGTCTACTTTTAAAGTGCCAGATCCCTCAAGGTCACGTCCTGAAGTCCACTGACTCAACTCAAAATAAGCCATAAAGCCTCTCTTTCGCCTCTCTGTTTAAACAGCAACAGGGGCGCGCCAACGGCCGAGAGGGGTAAACCATGGCTGGCGGTTGCAATCCGCTGCCCCCATTGTTCGTTGTGGCAAGCCATGACCAACCGGCGCATGCCCTTGCCTAATTGTGCCTCTGAGTCACATCTCCCCTTGACTGCCTTGTGTCTTTGAGTCACAATAATCCTATGAGTTACGAAGTAATCATCCCGCCAAAGGCGAAAAAAACGCTGCGTAAGTTGCAACCGAAACGCCGCCAGCAAATTCTGCAAAAGCTGGAAGCGCTGGCAAAAGACCCCTACGCCCCTAACAATAATGTCAAGGCGCTCACAGGGTCGCCCTACTACCGCCTGCGCGTGGCTGATTACCGCATACTCTATGAACTGCATGACGGTAAGCTCCAGCTGCTCGTCATCGAAATAGGAACCAGAGGAGACATATACCAATGAAACCCGAACGCTTTGAAAAGAACGGCCAGCAATTTGTGGCCGTACCGCTTAAAATCTATGAGCAAATGGCCGAAGATGCCGAAATGCTGGCCGACATTGCCGCCGCCGATGCTGCCAAAGCCGAAATGGCGCGCAGCAACGCGGTCGGAATCCCCCTTGCGCTGGTCAAACGCATGCTGGATGACGGCATCCACCCGCTGGCCGCCTGGCGCGACCATCGCGGCCACACCCAAGCCCAGCTGGCCGAAAAATCCGGCGTCTCGCGTGACTTGATCGCCCATATCGAACGCCGCAGCCGCAACGGCTCCACCGCCACCCTGCGCAAACTCGCCACCGCCCTCCAAGTCGGCATCGAAAACCTGCTGGAGGACTAACGCGGTCAGCCGGCAATGCTGCCGCCATCCCCGCACCGCTATCAGCGGAAAAAGAAGCGACGCCAGCAGGCCGAGCCCTTTAGTCGCGCGCAGCGCGTTAGGCCCATGTAAAAATCCAGCAGGATTTTTACGGGGCAATAAACAACCTACTCCACAGGCACATAGCGCTGCACCAGCTCCCGCGCGGCCAAATGTTCCTGCCCGGCCTGAGACAGCGCCTCCTGCAACAATTGCTGCCACAACTGGGTGTCGCCATAGCGTTCCATCCGGGCGCGTATCATCTCCGCCAGCTCCAGCCGCGCCATCGCGCGGTCGAACGGCTCCACCCCCGTCGGTGCCGGCAGTGCGTCGGCTTTTCCGGCAAACTGCCAGTCCGTGCCGTCCCACACCGGCATGTCGCCCAGCTTCTGCGCAACATGCCCCTTCAGCAATTCCAGCATCCGCTCCTGCTCCGGCAGCGCCGCGCCATTGTTCGGCCTGGTCACTTCCGCTTTGGCCACTGCGCGAGCATCGCTCATAGCGCCCGCCTTTTCCTCCAGCACATCCAGCACCCATTTGCGAAACGCCTTTGCCCTCTCCGTAGTGGCAAACATAGCCAGTAAATGCGCTCCGCGACGGTTGAAAAGGCGCGCCTTCCTTACTTTTCCATGTGTCACGATAATCGTGACACAGGTCGTTTCGGCACTGAATTCGTCTTTGTGAGCGGTGAAAAGGCTGTTCACCCGTTGCCTGTCGCGATAGCCCAGCGCGGCCCCAATGTCGGAGCTGGTGAGCCAGACCTGATCGGAATGCTCGATAATCTGTAACTGCGTATCTTGAAATGTAAGTAATTGTGCCATGATGGCCTCCTGTAAGTTTTGAGTTGATAATAACCGCCAGTATTTGCTGGCGGCCGGGTGCTCTCAAGCTCTTACAGAAAAGCTCCGGGGCGTTGCCGCTACCCGACACCCGACCATGCGGGCATAAAAAATCACGCATAGCGGCGCGTGTGAAACCGTCTGTAATGGGTTTGAGAGACCCAATACCGACGGTAACGATTTTTTCACCTTTGTGCAATAACGTTGCGGCAAGGGAGAATAAATCATGGAAACACTGTTGCTCATTGGTTGCAGTCTTGCGTTTGGATTTGTGCTCTGGTGCATCTTCAGCGCGAATGACCGCCAAAAGCCGCATCAAAACTACCCGCCGGGCACACCCCCCATTGACTCCAAGTACCATATCCTCCTTGGAAATGAGAATGCCGAACCGCCCCAGCCGCACCCAACAGCGCCGCCGACTCAGTTTTCTGACCCCCCAAAAACCCAGCGCGATAGCTTCGGCAAACGCAAAACCAAAAACGGCCGCTGGCGCAAAACCCGAAATGACCATATAGATGACGGGCTGGAATTCATCCTGCTTGAGCCGCGTGAAACGCTGCGCTTCAACTATACCAACCAAAAAGGCGAAACCAAACGGCACGAATGCGATACGATTTTCATCACCGGTACGGAAGATGAAGCAGCCGTCTATCTCGTCGCCAGCCCCTTTGATACCGACCGCCGCTTCAGCTTCTATCTCGATAAAATGCAAAAAGTATATAGCCAAAACCAGCGCCGCACCTTCACGGACGGTCACGCATGGCTGCAAACGCTTATTGCCTGATGCAACCACCATCACTCCCCCTCCAAAAACCGGCTCACCTCTGCCAGAAATACCTCGCAGTCGCGCCGCGTCTGGCGGAGCATTTCGGCAATCTCATCCAGCGCCACCCCCTGCTGGATGATCGTCTGCTCCCGCGCCCTGTTTTCTGCCTGCAGCCTTGTCACCTCACGCACGCTTTCCGCCAACCGGCTGCTATAATCCAGCACCAGCGTCGCCGGGTTCAACACAGCCCGACAATTCAGGCATTCCGCTGCGCATTTACGCTCACTCACCAGCACTTTCAAATGCCGGCATTTTTTCACAACCCCGGTGGCGCTTCCAAAATCAATCACTTCGACCATACCTGCTCCTTTGCTCCGCATTCCAGGCATCCAGCTCGGTATGGCGCACGGCCTTAAAACGCATGCTCATACCCGCCCGGTCGCCGGGGCACTCATCGTTAATCAGCTGGCTTTTCACCGCCTCCGGCAGCAGAAAAAACAACGTCTGTTCACATTCCACCAGCACGCCTTTCCACTCCGGCAAATGCGCATAGCTGCTAATCACCACCTCCCGGCCGGGGCAAAACAGCCACAGCCCCTTATATTCGCGCCGATATTTATCAAAGCGCAGCAAATGGCCATATTCCACCCGGTCCCGCACTTGCATCGCCTTAAGCCGCCCCTCCGGCACCCGCAGCCGCAACTTCCTCCAATGCCCCGGCGCGCACTTCACCTGCCTAATCATCGGACCGCGTCTCCCACTTCTGGTTAAACCACCAACTGCCCACCTTGCCGGCCGGCTGGGCAGTGCAGGCTCCCAGGCTCCCCACCATCACCGAGCCCAGCACCGCCCAACCTATCCAAAATCTCCACGGCTCAACGAACATTACGCCCCCCTCCGCTCACGCGATTGCTTACCCGGTTCGGGCTGACGCGGTTTGTTACGCGGTTACTTTTCACCCGGTTGCTGCTGGTCGGCGCGCTGCGGTAATTCAGGCTGGCGGCGGGCGGCTTTTTCTCCGGCGCGCGCCGGGCACGCGGCTCCTGGCGCTCTTTCTGCCGGGCCTTAAACTCCCGCAGATTACGCTGCTTCTCCTGCCGTTTGCGCTCCGCCTGCTCAGTATAGCTTTCCGGCCAGATGAGGTTTTCCACACTCTCCTGCGCGGCAGCATCAAATGCCGCCAGCGATAGCATTATTGCGGTGGTGATGGCTTTCACGGTTCAATCTCCTTTTGGTAAATGTGCCTGTCGGCCGGGTTCAAAAAAATGGTGGGCAGCTCGTCTATCCACACCACCGGCGCGCCATGCTCCAGCCGGTAGCATTGCCGCCAGTCGCAGACGTCCAGCGCGGCATGGGTGCCGTTAATCACGCTGATCTGCATATTCTCCGGCGGCACGCCTTCCAGCACCATCCGCTCATAACGCCACAAAGCGAGGTCGTCACAGTCACCGCACCCCCGCGCCTCTGTCACTTCCGGCAGTGACGCGGCCTTGGCCAGATTCTCGCAATATTCCAACTGCGCATGGGCGATGCCGTGCACAAGCCAAGCAGTGGCGAGGATGTCTACGGTCATGCCGCCTCCCGATTTTCCTGCAGGGCCTGCACTTCGGCGAACCCCATACCCTCCGGCAACCAGTGGCGAATGCGCTCTGCCGTCACCGCGTCGCTGGCGGCTTCATCCGGGCTGGCAAACACTTCTTCCAGCCCCTTCACCAGCTCGCCCTTTTTGTCTGCCCGGTGGTCGCTCAGCCAGTCATCGCCCAGCAGCTCTTCGCCCAGCTCCAGCAGCTGCGCCCTATTCAGTTTTTTCAGAAAATTCTCTGCCGTCGGCCGCCAGTAATCATAAATTTTCTCGCCCGTTACCAAAAATGCCCATTCCACCGCGCTGTCACCATTGCACAGCGCCGGCCGCAGCGTCATGGCCACGCAGCAGGCCAGCAGCTTCGCCTTCTCAGCCGAGCCCAAATTCCGATATTTCTGAAACTGCACCACCGGCGCGTCATCCTCGTCAAACCAGTCCGGGGCACTCACCCCCTCAACCAGCTTTTGAAAGCTGGCCGCCGCCGTCGTTTCCACCCGACTAAAATGCTTACCGGGCTCAATATCCGGCAATCGCCAGTCGAGAAGCGAAGCCAGCGCCTTGCGAAACAAGGTAAAGCCCATCAAATCCGCCGCCACCTGATAATCCTGGGCGAGGGCAAGCTGCATCACCGCCAGCCGCTGCTGCGCCAACGAGTCCCGCAAGGCGTCAGAATAGCCGCCGGGCGCTGCCTCGGTGGTTTCATCCGGCCGGGCGGTATCCGGTGTATCCTGCGGCAGCAACAGCCCTTGCTCGCACTCCAGCTTGCCGGTAGGCCCGATAAAAATATGGCAACCCGCCTGCTTCTTTTTATCCGGGTCAAAAAACACACTGCGGTCGCGTTCTGCCAGCAGCCCATCCCGCCGCCGCTCAATATCCTTAAAGGCCTCGCGCACCTTTTCCTGCGCCGCCTCATCGTCTTTATCGCAAGCCGCGTCCCAGGCGGCGTCATTTTCCTCTTCTTCCTCTTCCAGCGCTTTCAGCCGAATGTCGATGCGTGCCGTTTCCTGGGTTTCTTCCGGGTGCAAACGGCCAAGCTCGAAAAAATCCTCCCACGGCATGCGGTCAATATCCGCTTCTACCCAGCCCCAGCCCTGCCGCAGCAGGCGTTCTTTCTCTGCCTCCAGCTTCTGCGCCACCAGCTTCTGCAGCAATGCGGCATCCTCCAGCCACACATCCTCACCAAACAGATCCTGCCGCAGCGTCCCGCCGGCCGTCTCATAGGCCGCCAGAGTAATAAATTTTACCCGCTTATCATGCGCCTCCACCATCTGCTCCGAAAGAGCCTTCCGGACGGAGTAAACACGGGTACGCTGCCAGCCATCCATCGCCTTCCAGACCTGCAGCTGGCGGTCCGTATCATCGGTAATGGTGAAGGCCTCCAGCACCGCCAATGTTATTTCCTCATCGCGGTAGGCCTGCAGCAATTCCGGATGCACCCGCGCCAGCTTCAGCCGCTGCAACACCTTTTTCTCACTGCAGCCAAAGCGCCGGGCAATTTCCTCCGCCGACCGCCCCTGCTGCGAAAGGCGGTGGAACGCCTCAAACTCGTCGGCCGGGTGCATGGCCACCCGCTGGGTATTTTCCGCCAGCGCCGTTTCCACCGCCATGCCGGGCTCCACCAGCTGACATGGCAGGCAGCGCAGCGCATCGGGCAGCTTGCCCTCCTCGCGCAAGGCCTGCAGCGCCAGCAGGCGGCGGTTACCGGCAATCACCACCGGCTTGCCCTCTACCTCCTTCACCACCAGATTCTGCAGCAGCCCATGCGCCAGAAGGCTCGCCTTCAGCTCGCCCAACGCCACATCGCCGGTCTTACGCACATTCTCGGGATCCGGCCGCAGCTCATCGATGTCAATTTCAATATATTTCATCAGAATTCTCCTTTAATTTTTGAATCCAACATTTTTCGCCGGGGTGGTGCCGAAGGCATAACCGGGCTTCAGGCGGGTAATTTTCACGCCATCTTCCTCCACCACTTCCTCGGTAAATTCCTGCAGCTGCGCCTCATTCGCCTGGCGCTTCCGGTTACGCATCCACGCCGCATGGCCGGATTCTTGCGGTTTTTTCTCCTGTGACAGCGCTTTAATATCTTCTTCCTGCGCCGCCAGCCGCCATTTGCGCACCTGCCGGGTGCTAAAGCCCAATCGGTCGGCAATGGCAGGGTCGTCCATTCCCTGCGCCACCAGCTCCGCCACCTCATCCTGAAAGCTCTTCACCAGCTCAGGTTTATCCTGCGCTTTTTTCTGCGCGGCCGGCTCTGCCGTCACAGCCGTCACCGCCGCGACCGCACCGGCTTTGCGCCCCCGCTTACGCGGCACCAGCCCCAGCTTATCCAGCCAGTATTTTGCGGTGGCGTCGCACACGCCCAGCTCCCGCGCGATGGCCGCCTGTGTGTCGCAGGCCGCATGCGCCGCCCGCACCTTCTCTTCCGTCAGTCCGGAGCGACTTTTTCTCGCAGCCGGTTCAGGCACCGGCTCAGGCTCAGGCTCGGCCGTCGATTCTGGCATATCCGGCAATTCCGTCGTGGCAGCGCGCTTATTCTCCTGCGCCACAGCCGCCATCGCGTCACTTTCCCCGGTAAAAGCATGCGCCTCAGTAGCCCGCACCGGCGGCTGCGAGGGCGAATCATAAAAAACATCCTCCTGCACAATTTCCAGCCCCGGCGGCAGCGCCGTAGGGTCTTCCTGCAACTCCTCCTGCATCTCCAGCCAGGCCACCCGCATCATCGCCTCATGCAGCTGCTGCCTATGCACCGCCACCTGCTCCCGCGCCAGCTCCAACGCCCTGCTCATGCCTCACCTCCGCCCTGATGCAGGCTGTTCCAGTGCGTTCGCAGGGTTTCCACGGCCTGCAGCGCGCGTTCGGCTTCGCGCTCGCGTGCCAGCCAATATTTCAGGTTTATGCCGAGTGAAAGGCGCGCACGGCGCATTTTCAGCTCTTCATGAATAAAAGATTTCAGATTACCAAAATGCTTCTCGCAGCCATAGCCGAAGGCCATCACCTCACCCAGTGTCGCCTGCGCATCCCGGCATTCCTGCACCTTCTCCAGCCGCTTGTCACCGGTCAGGTTTCGATTACGATGCATCTGCTCGACCAGAATAAACCGATGCACCCGCCCGGAAGCAACTCGCAATTCCCGCTTCATGCCGCTGCCTCCGTTTGTTCATCAAAATCAAAACTCGGCTGCATATCCAGCGCGCGCAGATAAGTATCAAGCAGCGCCTCCTGCTCGTAGCGCTCATCGGTGCTGATCTGCCGTAATTTCAGAATGTGGCGCAGCGTCTTCACGTCGAAGCCCGCACCCTTGGCTTCGGAGAAGACCATCTTCTCATCCTCCGAAATCGCCGCTTTTTCCTCCCTTAGCCGTTCGATCCGCTCAATAATTGAGCGCAGCTGATCGGCCGGAACATTGCCGACTGTCATAATTCCCTCCCAAAATAGTTACCCGTCTCTCCGGGCTGTCACGTCTTAAGCAGAACAGCATCTGCCGCTTTGCCCACGGGCTCGTAGACGTATGGACGTTCACGCCTAAAATCTGCCGTGGCAGGCTGGCGGCTCTCTCCGGTTGAGGTTTCTACCGCCAACATTCCCTCTTCCAAGCTGACACCGGAGAGGGGAAAAATTCCTATTTCGCTTGTCTGGCTAAGCTGCCTCTATCGCGTCTTCCGCCCACCAATCTTGCACTTGCCGGCCATCTGCCGCCTTGTAGCGAACATAATACTGCGGATCGCCATAGCTTTTATGATATTCAGCGCGGGCAAGAATCTTGCCCTCCTCAGCTGACTCTGTAAGTTTTACACGCTGCGAAAGTTGGTATTTAAAGGCCCCTGTGGCCGTATCATGGGTTACTTCAAGTGGCATAGTCGTCTCCTTTTGGGCTGGTTAAATTTACACTGGTTGCAGGGGCGGGAATCGAACCCGCTACCTCCTGGTTATGAGCCAGGCGAGCTACCGGTGCTCCACCCTGCAGTGATAGTTCGCCCATGAGCGCGTATGGCCGGAGGCTTGGCTGCAGAAACGTCACAGCCAGTGCCCGCTTCAGCCTTATGAGGAAATCTTCCTGCACGTGGCTGTCTGGCCCGTAAAATATACGTTCACGGCAATAGTCAGGCTTCGGCAGGCTTTGCGGCACGGCGCGGCGGGTCAGGTAGATCCCGCTCAGCTGCGCATAACGCGCGGCCGCCAGATATCGCAGCTGCCAGCAATGGGTCAGGAGTGCAAAACGGTAGAACTCCCGCCACTGTTGAGGGGTGTGAACTGCAGCAACTGTTGCGAGATAAGATCGCGCATGCTGGTCCCTTTTTTCGTGAATTCTTCCAGGCAGCGTAGCAGCTCTACCGCCTCGCGCTTGCTCAGCTGTTCCCCGGCCGGGCTGTTGGCATCGGTCGCCTTGCGCACGCTTTCCGCCAGCAGCCCCAGCTCCACCGTCAGGCCGAGCGTATGGTCCTGCAAGTCTTTTTGCTGCGATGGCTGCGACTGCTCCGAAAATCCGATAGACCGCCCGAGAGCTGCGTGGATGGGCGCTTTTCCACAATCTTTCAAACAGGCCTGATCCAGCAGCACAATCTGGTTCCAGTTTGGCCGTGCGTCGTGGTGCGGGTTGCTCCACTTCTGAATTAGCGAGCTGCTCACTCCCGCGGTCTCGGCAGCCATATCTGCGCCCAGCAAGCCCTTTATCTGATCGATCGCATCTTCCAGCGTTCCCGGTATCCGTTGATAAGTCATCCACTTGTTCTCCAAAGTTGCGTTTTAAGGTGAGGCCAGCAGGCCGAGCCCCTTTAGTCGGCGCAGCCATTAGGCTAATCGGCCCAGCAGCAGGCGAGGCCGGGGGCAAACAAACAGGCTCATTCCCTTTTGCTCCCTCTTTTGGAATTTCAAACTCTTGCACCTGTTGATAGAGTGGGCTCCATGATAACAGCTCCCAATATCCAAGCCGGTGACGGCGATAAGCCGCTTCTATGGAACGGTCGCGCCCGCGCGCTTTATCTACGCCGCAAAAAGCGCGGCGGGGCGCGGACGCACCCGCCGCCAAGTTGTCAACAGGGGATATGGATCGTCCTGTCTCTGCGACCGTGGGTTGCTGGGGCTGACTCATGGCTAATCAACCCCCAGCAAATCAGAATGCAGGTACCGCATTGCCTGCTCAAACTTTTCGATAGAGCAATTTCTTCCTTTATTCAGGACCCGGTCGAAAAAACTCGCATTGTTAAATAGCTTTTTGGCAATCATTGACGGAGCTTCCCCCGTCCGGCGGCAATAGCCATCTAACGCCTTTTTAAGTTGGTCACGTAAATTTAAATCCTGATCCATACACGCATACTTCGCATTTTTGCGAACACTGTCAAGCAAGAAATTCGCAAAATTACGACATTACAAATCATCGGGAAAGGATTAGAGATTCAACATGCTGAAAAAAGAAGACATCATTGCGCGCATCAATAGCCGAATAGAACAAAGCGGTGAGAGCCCACTATCCGTGAGTAAGCGCTCGGGCGTGGGCAAGGATATCGTTTATAATTTGCTCGGCGGCCGCACCGCAATGCCCTCATGGGACAGGCTGGACGCCATCCGTAGAGTATTGAAACTTGATGAAAATTTCCTGCCGATTGACGGCGATATCGTCAGCCACATCGGCTTTGTTTCCGGCAGAGATGAAGTCGGGCTTTTCTCTGATAATGAAGAATTTCACGCGGAGATAGATTGGCCTGCAGGGCGGTGGGATGTTTTGAGCGTACAAACAGACCAGCTCGCCCCCGGCTATGATTACGGTGACTTGCTGCTGATGGGAGAGCATGAGTCTGATTTTCATCGCATTGCAGACCGCATGTGCCTGGTGTGCCTGCAGAACGGAAATTTGATGCTGCGCAAAGTGACTCCCGAGCAAGGCGGCCAAACCGTCACACTCACGCTAGGCAGTGCCCCCGTGCTCACCCACTGCAAAATTGAAACCGCACAGCCGGTCGAGTGGGTGAAAAAGAATTTTCAGCTGAAAAAACATCAGGAGAAATAAGCCGTGAAACCCGATGATGACGAGCATCTCAGCCATCTGCCGAAGCAGGAACAGCAAACAAAACCCAGCCCGTCTTTGCAGTCGAGCCTCTGGATCGGTGGGATAGTAGCCCTGGTTTTCGGCGCGCTGGTGCTGGCAGGCGGCGAGAAAAACCCCAACCCCCAAGTCAGCGCGGAGCAGCAGCGCCCTGCCCTCAAAAATTATGCGGAGGCTGATTTTTACTGGGATGAATATAACCGTGATTTCAAACAGGAAATTATTCGCGGCGTGAATAACGTGGCACGAAATAATGAGCGCTGCTGGGCGCTGGACCCTTCCTCTGCCACCACTTCAACTTCCAAAGGAACGCCGCAAAACAAGGTGTTTTATGTAACCTGCCAGACCAAAGACAACGTACCGTTTAACGTGTTTTTTTCTGAATCTGATTTGAAAAGCGACCAACTGCTATCCGCAGAAAAGCACCTCTCGCGAGAGCAGGCGATCAACAAATGCCGCCAATGGGCTCGGGCTCAGGCCATTGTAAAAAACAGCGTGGATTTCTCGGAATTTTTGCATTTGAGTGTCGTTAACCACCCGAACGGGCGAACTAGCGTGAAATCACGATTCACCGTTAAAAATACTTTCGGGACCGAGATGGAACATGATGTCGTCTGCCTGATGGATGCATCCGGCTTCTTCGAAGCCAGTATTTCAGGCATCTAAAACGTTCCAAAACAGGGCAAATAAAGGAATATCTTTTCCACCGGTTCATTGGTAGTTTTCATGCATGCGAATGATCACCATAAGCTTGGCGGCTGCGCTGCTGCTTCCTGCCCTCCCACTGGCAGCGCAGCCGCCCTCCCCCGATTCCATTACGGGTCAAGCGGTCGTCGAAGACGGCGACGGGCTAAAAATGGGCAATACCCGGATCCGCTTCTTTGGGATTGATGCCCTTGAAATGGGTCAGCGCTGCTTTGACCTGGCAGAAAATTCCATCCCCTGCGGCCAGCTGGCGGCAGATGCACTGCGCAGAATGGTACAGGACGAGGAAGTGCGGTGCGATATCCGTGAGCAGGACCGCTACGGCCGCTCCATAGCAAGCTGTTATGTCGGACGCAAATCCCTCAGCAAAGAAATGGTCAGGCAGGGCTGGGCAGTCCCCTTCGTCCGGTACAGCGATTTATACGTCAAAGACTACCAAAAGGCTCGTCAGTCGCGGCTGGGAGCCCATCGCTGGCATTTCTCGCCACCGTGGGCATGGCGGCGCGGGCGGACCTGCCGGCATTAAACATTTACGCTCTTTTCTTGCACTATCGCCTCGATAACCCCCACCATCGCATCGCAAATTTTGCGGGTATCCCTCTGTGCGGCCATAACGGTTGCCAATGGAAGCGTTAATGTTTCCGCAACCATCAGCTCTTTATTCAGACTCTCAATTTCGCTAAAGTCGATTCCTGAGTTAATAATCTCATCATAGTAGCGCTCTAGGCAAGAGATTGTTTTCCGTTCATAATTCTTTGCTTTTAGATTGTTGTGCATTTAAAGCTCCTTACATCTGGTTAACCTTTATTAATTTGCTGTTAATTTTTACATTAATGATTATTAATTAATCGTTAACTTCTCGCCCGCGCGGTACTCTCGGCACTGTGTTCGCATTATTGCGAATTTTATGCTTGCATAGTTTCGCATTTATGCGAATATAAGTGAGCAACTATACGGAGCATAATCATGGAACCTAGCATCATCGGATTTCTCACAGATGAGATTTTTATCATCGGGCTATTCTGGGCTATCGTCATCGCCGTCATCACGCGCCTGGCACCCGCCCTGCTCTCACGTCTGGACGACCTCGGAAGTTGGGAAGAGATGGAGATGGAAACTCGCCAGCCTGCGCTTAAAAGCTACGATATAACGCCGGACCTGACCGATCACGGCATTGTTCTTGTCGTCGAAAATGATAATCCGGAAAAGCTATCCGCCCGCATGACGCGCCCGCTGCCCTCCGGCACCGGCCGCCTCATCATCACCAACCCCGCCACCACCGGATTTATGAAATGAGTTACTACCAGCATCTCATTCAGGCAGCGCTTAAAGCCGTACGCGAAAAACTTGATCGGATGGATTCCGAAAATAACCGTTAAATGGAATGGATTGCAAAATCACCATGGATAGACTTGTGCATAAAAAAGACATCGGCAACAAAAAACTGCTTCTCAGCAAATCAGAAGCTATGCAGCTGCTCGGTGTTGGCGAGCGGGCCTTCAACAGCCTGCGACTAAGCTATATCCCCGTTGGCAAAAGGCGAAAATATGCGTTGCGCGATCTTGAAAACTTCATCCATCAACAACGGCAGCAGGCACCATGTCTAAACCCAGGAAGCGCAAAGGCTCACCCTACTACTGGTACGACTTCACGCTCGAAGGTCATCGGTATCGAGGCAGCACGGAAACAGATTGCTTCAAAACAGCATGCGAGGTCGTAGCGAAACTTCGCCATGACTTATTGCTAGAGGGTCATTTTGGGCGCAAAAAACAGCAAATGACGCTAGATGAAGCATTTGGTCGCTACATCCTGGAATATGCCAGCCACCTAAAATCATTTGAAAAAACCGTTAATGGTCACATTGACCGCCTGACCGCCTATTTCGGCGGCAGCACTTTACTGCATGAAATAAATAACAGCGAGCTGGCAGCCTATGTCGCCTATCGCCGTAATTGCCAGGTGTTTGATCAGGTTGCAACCGATAAGCGCCGCTCCAACCGCCCCCTCAGCAACGCAACCATCAACCGCGAAGTATCGACATTTCGAAAATTATACAATATCGCAAATGCCACTTGGGAAGTGCGCGTGGGCAATATAGACTTCCCCTCCCACCGCCTGCCGGAAGCTGATTGTCGCGTGCGGTGGGAATCCCATCAAAAAATAGAAAAAATCATTCAACACGCGGCGCCGCATTTAAAACACCCTATCCGCTTTGCCCTCTTCACCGGCCAGCGACTGTCAAACATTGTAAACTGCCGGATAGAAGATCTCGACCTGGAAAACCGGGCCATACGTTTTTATGTCAAAAGCAGAAAGCCAGGCGGGAAATTCCACGTGGTTCCGATGGTGAATGAGCTGCATCGGATGCTGGTCGAAGAAATGGCCATCAAGCCAGGGCAGCATGGTTTTCTTTTCACCTACCGCGGTAAGCCGATCAAGCAATTTCGGCGCTCCTGGAAGACGGCATGCGAAAAAGCGCGTGTGGAAGATTTCCGATTTCACGATCTTCGGCACACCTGCGCCAGCTGGATGGTCCAGCGCGGCATCCCGCTTGAACTTGTAAAAGAGGTGCTAGGGCACGCCAGCATTACCACCACCATGAAGTATGCTCACCACCGCGACACCGCCAAGCGCGATGCAATGGAATTAGTATTCAAGGCACAATCTCGACACACTCCACAAAAAGAAAGGACTACCGATGCAGCTTAACCACTTGCATAATTTAGCACTACGCCCTAAAACCCCCAAAACGGGGGCCAGTTTGTGGCACTGGAGGCCGTGGGTTCAATCCCCATCACTCGCCCCATTTTTCTTTTTGAAGTTACTGTGTTTTTTTGCTGCGCTTGATTTTTGGCGCAGTGCAAATTTCCGTCACTTTCTGGCATTTGTGACAGATTCCGGTCACAATCTCGGCACACCAGTGCAGGGCGAGGTGCGCCATGGGTAATTACCTTAATCGCATCTGGCTGGACAGTGATATCACTGTAGGCTTCTCTGGTGATCCACTTTGGGAGTTCGGCAACGAAACCATAAAAAACATTGAACATGCTCCGCGGATATTGCAGCAAAACGTGAGAGACGCCCTCGAATATATTTCTTCACGAATCAATCTGAAATTCTCCTTCACTGAAGCGGATCCGGATATCAGGTTTCACTTAGGAGAACTGGATGGAAGTTTGTGGGGCGTGACACATCACGACCTCGGCGGGGTGGCACGTAAAGCCGATATTTATATTGAACCGGCGCACATCGACAATCACGGGCTTATCCTCCATGAAGTGGGCCACGGCCTGGGGCTGGGGCACACAGACTGCTGCCCCTGCTGTGGAAATAGCATCATGCAATCCGAGTTTGTCTACGGGCAGCTTGATGAGGTGAGGGATATGGGAAGCTATGACCTGGCGCTCCTGAATAGCGTATATGGGAGCTCAGCGTCTTACGATGGCGACTGGCAGGGAACCACCTGGGGAGAGCGTCTGTTCGGCGGCACCGGCATCACCGACGCGCAGGATGGCTCTGAACAAATATTGGGGCTGGATGGCGCAGATATCCTATACGGGAATGCCGGTGATGACACGCTGTATGGAGGAGAAGGCCGCATTGACCCCTCACGCGATGCTGATACGCTTTACGGCGGGCTGGGCGATGATGTGCTTTATGGCAACGGCGGTGACGACCACATGCTTGGCGGCCCAGGGGATGACACATTTTACGGCGGGCTTGGCGATGACACCTTCACCGGAGGCCCCGGCAAGGATGTATTCTACATTTTCGGGGACGATACCATCACCGATTTTGAAACCGGCGTGGATATTATCTTCGGATTATAACGCATGCATTTAACTGCCTGTCGCGGCAGCGGGGCTTTATGCTTCGACAAAAAAAGAGCGCCACCCGGTGAGGGTGGCGCTTAGTTGGGTACTATCAATCTTGACTCGCCGGTCTCCCGGCACACATTCTTATTGGCTGATCGGCCGGTCATTTCCGCCAGGGCAGCTTTTTATCCCAGCTGCGGCCGCCCACATACCCGAGATAACCGACTCCAAAGAGTGTAATCATTTCGTTAGGAATGGCATGCAGCCAGTCTTTAAAGCCGCTGGTCACCGCCGCGGCCGTCTCCGGCTGGTAGGCGGTGAGAAACCCCATCGGGATCGCCGACAGGATCAGCAGGTAAATCACGTAGAGAAAGGATGGCCGGGCGCGGCTGGTCCACGGGTCGCTGCTCTTCGCCTCGGCAATGATGGCGGAGAGCTGCTGCTCGATCAGCCCCAGCTGGCCTTCCTGCTGTTGTTTGAGCAGCTCCATTTTGGCTTTGTCGCGCTGCTCCGGGTCGGGGATCACCTTATCGATGATCGCCAGCCCGGCGGTGATGATCTGCGGAATCATGATGCCAGCACGGTGCCGACGCCGATCACGCCGATCACCACCATCACGATGACGACAACGGCGAATCCATTATCATGGATCCATTCTTTGACGTTTTTCATGGTTCTCTCCTTCAGGTTGCGATTAATTCAAAATGCATCAGGTCGTTGAAGCTCTGGTCGCGCAGGTCGTGGTCGCGGGACCAGTCGCCACCCCAGCGGATGCGATGCGTTACCGATTCACGCGCCCGCAGCTGGGCGGCCACGCCAATGACCAGCCCGCCGAAATAATCCCACTGGCGCGTGGCTTCCCAGCCGATGGGCTTGCCATTGACGAAAGGCAGCAGGTCGGCCGCCTCGCTGGGTTGCTGATTATGACGGCCGCGCGGCCAGGGCAGCTTGCTTAAGCCTTTGCGATACATCTCATTCTGTTTTTCTTCCGGCCGGAAGCCCTCCACAATTCGCAGATCGTGGATCTTCAGCACCTCATCCAGAATCAGCTGCAGGTCGCCATGCAGCGTTTCCCGCTGCGTCAGGCTGTGTTGGGAATAACGAAAGCTCATCGTAACCTCTGAATTAAGATATCGAGTTTTTTATTGGTTTCCTGCTGGTAGATGCGCTGCTCCTGCTTCACCTCCTGCAGGATATCGGAAGTGAAGCGCGCCTCCTGCTGAAGCAGGCTGTTCTGGCGCTCCAGCACATTCATGCGCTTCTCCATTGCCCCCATCTGCTTTTCCAGATCCGCATTGTCGAGATTCAGCACTTTCTCATTCATGTCGACCGCCCAGGAGGTGACATAGCCGAAGGAGCCAATCAGCCCGCTCAAAAAAATCGCCGCCGCCCAGGATGGTGCGCTGATATTTACCCGGCCGTTTTTACTGTCATGCGATACTCCCACCATTCCTCCCACCTTATAAAAGAATTTACAGTTTATTCAGGTGCCTCGACCACAATTCGGCTCAACCCCATGGTCGCCAAATGCTGCAGGCCATTGCTTACGGTCTCGCCGATGTAGATGGTGATTTTATCGCTCATCGCCTTTGGTGCGCTGCCAGTGCCGAGCGTGTGATGAACTGTATTGTCAATATCTCCAAGAGCATCGGTTATAGAGGACTTGGCCGAAAAGCTCAAAACGCTGTAATCGATATCACCATCTGTCCAGCGAGCGCTGCCAAAAGAATTATTGCCGCCTATGGCATTATTAATTGCCGCTTCCACGTCATCGGCATAGGCAGTGCCGACCATGCTTTCCGGGCAGGCTATGCTAACGCATAAATTGTATTCACTTATCATCAAAGAACTCCATTTACATCTGCCCATCCCTCGACTGAGGCGCGATCAGCCGATGATAAAGTGCCCTGTTTAACAAAGTGTTTCGAGATAATAACATTTGAGAAGTTTTGCGCCCCTGTAAACAATGCACCCCAAGAAAAGCCTATCCAGCCTTCTGTTCCTAAATCAACATTCTCGGCAACTAAAGCGCCGTCCATCCAGATATTCGAAGCTGCACCATTAAATTCCACAGATATCACATGCGGGTCAGTGTCAGCCGTTAGACCTGTAGAGGCTGCCACCGAAGTTGCAGCGGCAAATTCATTCGGCGTGCTGTTATCAATATAAACAGTCTGATTATGTGTACCGCGCGTGCCGTCAATAAGATAATCCAACTGTCCAGCGACAATGAACTGAAAACTAATTACGTGCGTTACGGGCTGGGAAATGTCGTTGCCGCTACCCCAGTCGTTGCTCATGAAGTCGTTGACACCATCAAACAAAAGCCCATCACCGTTGTAAAGGGGGCGGTCCGTTGTCTGACCGGCATCTATAGAGATATGCCGTTGGTTCGTCGTCAGGTCCGTGGCGCTGGCGACAGGGTCATTTACAGCCGTCACTACACTCGTACGCCCTTCATCCTGATACAGATTAGCTGCATCGGTATTGTCAAACAGCGCGTCCGGAGTAAGCGTAAGCGGGTCGAAGGCAGGAACATTTGAAAAAGGCCTGATTGCAGATTTCAACGCATCCTGAATGCAGGATTCAACAGGCATTTCCTAACTCCACTTCCTTATCGGGTGAAGCTGCACATAAACGCTATTAGCCGGACTGTTTTCAATGCCCGAGATAGTGGCTATCAGGTGGACACCTTTACCGAGATTAATTGTTTTTTCGGACGTGTCCGCAGTAAAGGAACCATCGGAGTGCGCAGTAACTGCTCCGCTGCTACGACCGCTTTTCAGTGCTACAGTACCGCCATCAGGCAGCCCCTCAATAACGATCTGATATTCACCGCCCGGCACTGCCCCCGACGATGAGTAGTCGCCATTTTGCGAGACTCCCTCCGCCAAATTGATAATATTTCGTGTATCCATGCTGTTTGAACTCCTTTGATTAGGTTGGAATATCGGAACTGGTGATGACTTGCGGGCTGCCGGCACCGTTACTCAACCAGCTGACCGGTGGCGATTGCTGCCGCAGCACATAATCGGTCTCTGCAATGCCCTGATTACCGTCCAGCAGGCTGTAGAGACCATCAAGCAGCACCAGCGAGCGCGCGCTGCCGAGCGGTGATCCATCGGCATAAACCTGCTCTATCGTCGGCAGCGACCCGGCGAAAAAGGCAGGCTGGAACAATTTTCCATCAAACTCACCGCCGCTGGCTGATCCGATTTTAAAATCACCGCTACTCGCCAGCACCGGCCCAGTAGGCCAGGTGGGAGTGGAGGTGAAACTGCTGATCTCGGCTCCGTCGATCCATAATTTGAGCCGCTCTGAAGCCGTTCCATTAGCCGAATCATAGTGAAATAGCAGATGATGCCATGCATCGGCCGCGAATGTCATCGTCGTTTTAAAATAACCATCTTCGAGATCGACCAGGCTTTTATTGGATGAAAACTCCAGCGCCGAATCACGGAACCGCAAACGCCATGAGTCGCTGCTGCCGGCAGACTCATGATGGCCTATCAGCTCTTCGTCGGAGGTGCCGGCACGTTTAAACCATGTACTGACTGCAAATTTCGCGCGGTCATAGCTGCCGAACTGGGCGGGTGCGAGCGAAAGAAAATTGGATTCCGCGGCATTAAAAACCAAACTGCGATCCATCGCCGCCGGCGGCGTACCAATGTTGGAATTGCCCACCACCGCCTGCAGTGCGTTTAACGGATCAAGCGTCATGCCAACGCCCCGGCGACCAGCCACGCATTTTGCGCGTCACGTAGAATGAATGCTGAGCCATATTGACTCGCTATCGACACGGCCCCGCCGCTCACGCCATTTAGCGTAACGCCGGATTCTGCCTGAATTGTCAACTGGCCAGACCCTTTTTGCATAAATAGAGTGGTCGAATGATCCGGAAAGGTAATGGTCGGGCTATCGGTTTCAGAGGGGATCGTCAGCGTCTGCGCGCTGGCACTGTTGCATTTTTGGATGGTCGACCGGTCAGAGACGGCGAGCGTTTTGCTGGTCGCCGTTACCTCCACCACCTGCGGATTCCAGCCATTATCAATCAACGTCTGCAACAGCCGGAAGGTGCGATCCGGGAAAAGCGGTTCCTCTGGATAGGACTCGCCCGTCTCGGTGCCGGTAGCCGCATTGACATTTTCCGTGTGCGAGGTTCCCAGATAATCTTCCAGTGCCAGTGTCAACCCATCGACGGTGATGCTCATCCTTTGTACTCCTTATGATTAACCGGCATGCCCGTAAGCAGGGGCTGCGAGTGAACGAACAGCTCCAGCCCGGCATGTTTCACCATTTTTGCCGTGCGCAGCCAGGTGCGCGGCCGGCTGGGATGCAGCACGAATAAAAACGGCGTATGAACGTCATACTGCCGCAGCAATTCATAACCGCGCTCTTGCGCCTCATCCTGCTGCAGATACGGCATCACACCCTGTACGGTGTAGCCGGCGGGATAAATATCATGACGCTCTAGCCCCCCCGGCAGCTCCGTGATGGCGGTAAAGCTGCGATACCCATCCTGCGCGCCAAGCTCAATCCCGGCCGAAGGCTGCCAGCCCTCCGCCACTTCCAGCAGGCCGATCTGAACATGACCGTCACTATTTTGCGGATCGAACAAGGTCAGCTTCCAGCCCCGAATGCTGTAATTTTGGTCGAGGATAATCGGCCGCAGCGGGATCTGCCCGGCAATCTCCGCCGTGGAATATTGCCCGCTCCAGAAATTATCAGTCTCAAAATTCCGGTCATAGACATAAACCGCGGGCCATACCTTCTGTGATCCGCTGTCGTAAAGCTCCTCGGTCATCGCCGTATCGCGAAACAGCTGCAGCCGGTATGTCGCCGTCAGAGACATATTATGCGCGCAAATCGCAAAGGCCTGCACCGCCCGTAAAGCATTGCTGGTGCCGCTGATAACCGGCGTTGCATCAGGCGACTCGCCTCCGATGCCGACCGAACGGCCGACCTTGGCATATTCGTCATCCTGCAGATTGGTCACCGGCCAGCTGGCGTTCCAGTTTGTGGCGCTGAGCGTGAAATTGCTTTGCTGACGGGTAATGCCGTAGAGCGGAAAAACCGTTAACGCCATTTCACCCCCACAATTCCAGTTTTATTTCAAATTTCCGCGCATTGTACTGAATGCCATGCACGTTAAATTTCTTGCCCGCACTCAACCCGAAGCGCGGGTCGAAAACCTCGACCACATCGCCCAGATCTACCGCCGCGGCCAGCGGCGCATCATAACGTGCGACCAGACGGTAAAGGTCCCGCCGCACGCCGAACAGCGTCAGCAAATGATCGGCAATGGCCTGCGCATCCGCCTCATTGACCAGTACCGTATCCACCGTCAGCGTCCCGGCCAGAGGGAATTGATCTTTTACGGCGGCATCTTCGGCCGTCACACTGCGAAACGCCGTGGCGTATTTTTTCTTATCCGCCTCAGACAGGCCGGAAGCCAGCGCCCCCTCCTGAGTTTCCCAAAAGCGCCCATAATTTACCGTCACCTGCCATATCGGCACGCCGCGATTCTGATCCTGCGGCAGCAGCCGCTCGATCGAGCGAATAGCGAAATCATTGGCTCCGGCGACATTCGGATACTCAAACCGCCGGAAGGTCGCTGCTGCTGTGCCGGCAGGCGCTTTGATCTGCTGCATATTATATTTTCCCAGCCGGTTGGGTGCGACCCAAGCAGCTCCACTCAGCCGAACCAGATCGATCAGCTCGCGCCAGTTCTGATTCCGTACCACGACCCCGGCCGTATAGCCCGCTTCGCTTTCCAGCTGTGTCACGTCCGCGGTGACGATATCGCCGCTATCGACGCCGGCATCCTGCAACAACCGATTCAGCAGCCCGGCGACGCGATTATTGCTCGCGGTGGCGTTTTCGGTTACATCCACCGTCACCCGCCCCTGCCCGATGGTGCCGCCCAGCTTGATCAACCCGCTTGCCAGCGACGTGTCATAGTCACCCTGCGCAGGGCTGGCAGATTGTAAAGCTGCCAGGCTGGCCCGGTCGCTGCCGGCATTCCACACCGAGCCATTGACGCGCACGCCGTCAATGGAGCTGATCACTGCGAGATCACCGTCCTGATCGTGATTCAGCCCGAAAATATTCTGACTGGAATCCACCGGATCGGCGGCCACATTCAGCACCTTGCCAAAAATGCGGATTTTCCGCTGCCCCTGAAGATCCTCCGGGGTGCCCTCCACTTCACCGCCGGGCGATTGCAAATTGGTGCCGGCATAAGTTGCCTGGCTGGCAGGAAGGTCCAGCTCCGTATCCCGGCCGCGCCAGCGGAAGGTGATGTCTCGCTCATCGCCCTCAGGCTGCTGCGGCTTGCCAATCTGTACCGTCACAAAACTGCTGTACGGCTCGTCAGAATCGCCCAGCAGCAATGTTGCCTCATCGCCATAACCGTAATCGAAATATTCGTCATAGGGCCCGGCGCCGTCGGCTCCGGGCATGTTAGCGATGACGTTCACGCCGTAGCTGACCTCGCTCTCGCCGATCACCGTTCCCTGTGAACTGATATGCCGCTCCACCAGCCCCGGCTGTTTTAAATGCGGCGGGTAATAGCCCGGCGCCGTCGGGTGGTTGTACCCCGGAAAGGTCGCCACCCGCAGCGTTTTCATAGAGGGCGAGCCGGCCGTGCGTGCCGGAATTTCCAGCAGAAAAATAGCCGTCATCGCGCAGCCTGCAGTTGGGCGCTGCTGGCCAGCTGGCCGAAATCTTCCTGCAGGGTGGCGAGGCGCTGATCGTTCATCCGACCGCTTTCAGCGGTGATACGCGCCACCTGCATGACCGCGGCCTCGACCCGCTCCAGTCGCATCTCCACGCCCTGATTATCGCCGCCGGGCAGGCCACCGCGCGCCATGGCAGCCCGTTGCATACTGTTGGCGCGGCTGACTTCGCGCGCGCGGATAACCGCCTCGCCCGGCATGAGCATTTTCGGTACCGAGTCCGTCCCCGCAATGCCGCCGGTAACAATACCGCCCGTCGCCATCCCGGCCGCGCGTCGTAGCGCGGCATCAAATTCTGAATTTTTGCCCTGGCTATCCAGAACGGCCTGCAGCTGCCCTGCCCCGGTTGAGCCGGTATAACCGGTGAGGCTACGGCCGATCGCTTCAATTTCTCCCACCGTGAGCCCAAAAGCACCGGTATCTGACAGGCTTCGGCCCGCGGCATTTGTCGCTCCGCCGGTGCTGACATCGACGCCGCTATTCATGGCCTCCGCCAGCGCGCTGAAGCCCTCACGCAGCACCGCGGTCTGCGAGGCGATGTCGCTGGCGATTCGCTGCTGAATCTCCATCTGCCGCAAGCCCGTATCCAACGAGTCCCGCGCGAGACCCTCGGCCAGCTGCCGATCCTGCTCAAACTGCCGGTTAAAGCCAGTCACTTCGCCGGAGAGACGCACAAATTCCGGCAGCAACGCCTGCAGCTCCGCCTGCGCCTGCACATCACCGAGCTGTGAGCGATTGCCCAGTTCCATGATCCGGCCGCGCTGGGCGTCCAGCCGCTGACGGCTGTTTAGCGGGCTCAGCTGGCCGATCGTAAGATCCTGCAGAATGGACTGGAAACCGCCGGTCAGTCGCTCAAACTGCTGCGCGAGAGACTGCGCCGTTCGCTCCTCCTCCTGCAGCATGGAGAGCTGATCGCTGCGCAGCTCTTGCGTGAGACCGGATATGCCGGTCAGCGCCTCGGCGATGCGGCCGGATTCCAACTGGGTCAGCTGTTTCTCATAGGCCTCATTCACTTTTTCCAGCGGCAATTCCAGCCGTTTGGCATTCTGTCGCAGCTCTTCAAATCGTTTATCCAGCTGCTGCAGCGCTTTATCATAGGCGCTGGTTTCGTCCAGCAGCTGCTGCAGGGACCGAATAAACTGCAGATCTTCGAGCGCCTGCTCCTGATCTTCAAAATTGATTTTATCGATCGCCTTTTTGAATTGCTCGGATATGGCGTCGCCGGCCTCTTGTAGAAATTCCTGGCTCAGCGCCCCAAGCAACTGGGAGGCGCTTTCAAACTGTTTTCGCAAATCGCTGTCAGCGTCAAAAACCCCGGTGTCACCGGTCCGGGCGAATTCGAAGCCATACCGATCGGACACTGCCAGACTCAACTCACCTGCAACGCCCAGCGCCGCAGCCAGCTGGTTGGTGATAGCGGCCAGCGCGTCAACCTGATCCTGATTCGCCTGGCTGAATTTCTCACCACGCAAACCGCCCCGCTCCAGCAGCTGTCCCGTCTCCAGATCCACCGCGCCGGATTGCAGCTTGCTGGATGGCTCAGGACCGAAGCCCAGCGATTCCAGCATAGACCCGAAGCCCCGCCCGGCCAGCCCGAACATCGACCCGGCATCCGCCAGAGGGCCCTCGCCAAAAAGCTTCTTCCCAATAAATTCATCAACAATTTCATTGGCGGCCATGGCTGCCATCAGGTAAGTACCGCCCGCAGCATTGCCGCTGAAGAAATCACTACCGAAGCTTGACAGCCCACCCAGAATATCGACGCCACCACCGCCACCCGCCACTCCTGGCGTCCCCGGCCCGGTGCCGGCGGTCGTGCTGCCACCGATTAGCGATTCAAACAGCCCGCCCAGCCCGGCGCTGGCGACCTGCGGGCGGAAAATAAGCAGCGTTGCCATTTCAGCGGCGAAATCCTTGGCGATATCGAGCGCATCATCGAAACCGCCGTCAAAGCCATTGCGAATTTTATCGCGCACCGAGTCCTGCAGCGAATCCAACGCATTATCAAACGGCCGCTGAAACTCCCGTTGCAGCTGCTCCATCTGGCGTTGATGCTCGCGCTGTTGCTTTTCCAGTTTTTTGGTGGATTCGCTGGCTTTGGCATTGGCGCGCGCCAGTTCTACCAGCTGCTCCAGCTGTTTTTTCATGCGATCATTCAGCGGGCCATAACGCTCGGTGAGTTCATCGACCGCCACCTCCATATCATAGACAGCGCGTTCCACCTCTGTCATACCGGCGGTGATCTGCTCATACATCTGATCCTGTTCAAGGTCATCAAGGCCTTGCTGCAGCTTCTCCTGCGCCGTGGCCGCATCATCCAGATGGGCGGAATAGTCGTCCAGTTTTTTGCCGAAATTATGCAGCTTATTCCCTGCATTATCCAAGCCGGATCCGCCGTCGCCCAGCGGGTCTGCCAGCAGGTCATTTACCTCCTTTTTCTGCCGCTGCAGCTCCTGCAGCAACTCATTCAGCTGGCGCTCCTTCGACAGTTGCAGGCCGCTCGGCCCGGCAATGCCGCTGAATTTTCCGCCGCCGGAGCGTTTTTTGCGGAAAATTTCATTTTTCAGCTGCTGGACCTTGGCTTCGGTTTCGGCGATGATGGCCTTGGTGGCGGCAATGCGCTCCATGCGCGTTTTTGCCAGTTCCTCACGCTCTTTGCCACTGGCACGGTTATAGCGTTCGGTAACGTCAATGAGGCTCTCCATTGAAGCGTCGAAGGCCTCCGCAGACTTCTCCGCCTCGGATGATCGCTGTGAAAGCAAATACAGGCCACCTGCGACGCCAGTGATCGCCAGCCCGATCGGCCCGCCAAAAAACGCCATGGCAGCGGCCGCACCGCGTGATGACGCCGTCAATGCGGTCATTGCGCCGGCCGCCGCATTACTGCTGAATGCAACTTTCGCAATCGCGAAATCCAGAGCAATTTGCGTTGCGATCACCGACCTGCTGGCTGTCGCCGCGGCTATCAAACCGGGGATATATCGCCCGGTAAGAGCGATAGCGGCGAGAATTGCCGCATCTGCAATCACATCAAGATTCTCTGCCAGCTCGCCGATTCCCTGCGCAACCAGCGCGCTGGTGCTGCGTACATTATCGCTGGTGCCGAGCAATTTCAGAAAGGCATTATCCAGCTTCGTCAGCGACTGGCCGACGGTAATATCGGTCCGCTCAAACTCCTCCTGCAGGGTACCCAGCTGACTGGCCAGGGCCTGCATTGCATTTTCGGCGTTGATTACCCCGTCGCGAGCCAGCTTATTCAGGCTACCTGCTGTCGCGTCAGAGGTCACTCCGAGCTCGTTCAGGCCGTCGGCGAGAGCCTTGGCAACGCGCGGCGCCTGCTCCTGTAGACTACGTATCTCCTGCCCGGCCGCCTCAAAATTGGTGGCGAGCCCCTGCGCAAACTGGACGATCGCCCCTTGCGCGGAAGCAGCGCTCTCGCCGGTGATGGCGACGCCCTTGGCAATCGCTTCTGTCACCGGCAGAATATTCTTCATAGCCTGTTCATTTTCGCCAACAGCCATGGCAAGGCGGCTGTAAAGCTGGACGGTTGCGCCGATACTGCTGCGGTTCTGATCCGCCAGCATGACCAGCTTCGACTGCACACGGTTGAAATCTTCCTGGGATTTGGTGACGACGCGCAGCCGTCCCTCCAGCTGCTTCCACTGGTCGGAATATTGCACTAGCTCTCGCAAGCCCATGGCACCGACAAAGCCTGCCGCCGCCGCACCGGCACGCTTAAAACTTTTTCCAATACCGCCGAGTGATTTATCGACCTTCTTTTCGGTTCGGACGACGGTATCATCTGCCCGTTTCAGCTCACGGCGCAGCTGTTCGGTGCTGGCATCGATGCGGACTAGTAGTCGTTCAAGTTCCGTGGCCATTTAGCGTTTCCCGGCTTGCTTTCGTTTGAATTGCAGATTGTGTTCGGCAGCGAAGGCCTTTATTTTATTGGCGAAATCGTGGCTTTGTTCCTGTTCGGAAGTTTCTTCCGGCTCGGACGCACCGGGGGTGGTGGCTTTCACAAAATCGACCTTGCCATCAAGAGCCAGCAGGATCTCTGCGACCGGTGCCTGCCAGGCCTCCCGTCGTGACCAGCCCAGCCAGCCAGTCGCCAGCTTAAACAGCTCGCGGGCATATTCTTCCAGCGTCAGCGTTTTCGCGTTTTTGCCGGGCTTTTTTTTGGCTTTTCTTCCTCTTGATCCGTCAGCTCACGACCCCCATTTTCCAGCATCGTCAGATAACGGATCAGAACGAACGCCACTTCTACCACCCCGCTGGCGAAAAGCTTCGCCGCAAGGCCTTTGGTTTCTTTCGGCTCCAACTGTAGCGCGATGATGAGAATATCCAGCATCACTGCTGCATCACGGTCGTTCAGCGCCACATAGAGCGGGCGCATGCCGCCTTTAACCCGGGAAATTTTCACCATCGCTTCCGGCGAGGCCACCAGATCATGCACCTCGCCATCCAACGTGATTTCGATGCAACTATCTTTCAAAACCGGTTCCGTACCCATAATCATTTTCCTTTTATTAAATGAAAAAAAAGCCGCCAGAACGGCGGCTTTACTTAAACAGCGTCAACCGTGATAATGGCGGAATTGACTTCGATGCCGCAATTCAGCGTGACAACACTGTCCGAGGACCCTGGTGCGACTCGGCGAGACATGACCTGCCCCCGAAAATAAAAGGTAGTATTGCTACTGGGAGAATTTTCCCCTGCATCGTCCAACTCAACCTTGAAAGCATAGTTGTTGGGAGACTGCTCTGCTACAATCAGCTGCGCCTGGCCCGTGTCATTATCGGGGTCATAGCCGAGTTCAAGATCCATTTGGCCCGCGTTTCGCGTACCTTTGTATTTTTCCACACGGCCGGAATCGAGATACGCCGCAGTAATCACATTTGCTTGATCGCCGAATTCACCCAAATTTAAGATCTGGCCGATAGGAAGGTAAGTAAGCCCTTCAAATTCTGCCTGTTCGTCAATCGTCTCCGCGGCGGCCGCGTTGCTGATTGAAATTTTACAGTTGGTTGATACCCGTGTTACCATTTTAAAACTCCATGAAAAAACCGCTGCAGAACTACTCTGTCAGCGGTCGTTTCGGGGCTGATCCACGGGCGGTTCCGGCAACTGCCGAAATAAGTTTCCCCACCCATTGCGCCGCGCCCCGGTTGCGGCGGCAATTCTAATGCGTTGTGCGAATCTTGAGCGTTACCTTGCCCATATAAGTTTCACCGTCCGCGTCCATCACGGCCCGTTTGCGGGTCACATCCAGACTGACTATTTTCGCGTCGCCCGTTAGCGGCAGTTTTTGACGATGCAACGCCTCATCAATCCGCGCCATTAGCGACTGCACTTCTTTTTTCCCCGCCTTATCCGACCATACCGTCAGATATAAATAGCGAATATCCATTCGCTCACCGATGTAATCTGCCTGCACCGCCTCATGCGCGTCGATCGAAATATAAGGAAAGCCAGCCCCCGCCGGCACATTGTCATAAACATCCATCGCCGGTGAAGGCGAGCTTAGCGCCTGATAAATCGCCGCCTGTACGGCATTGGTAGGATCACTCACGTGCTACTCTCCTAAGCAGATCTTGCACTTCTTTTCCAATCAATCGCTTGCCATAGTCTTTATTCACGTCAAAAGCAGGCGTCATAAAAGGCTGCGCCGGCTGAGGCGGAATATTTTTACCCGGTGTCCCCTTGGTTCCAAACTCCTGCCAATAACCCTTAAAGAAGTTAAACAATTTCTTTTTACTGACATTTCCCAGCTTCACCGTCGACCGGGTAGCGAAAGCGGTGCCTCGCGCCTCTCGCGCAACTGCGGCTGACTTCGCACCCGGCCCGATCACGGCGCCCAGCCCATCGCCGCTGATTTTGGTTTCAATCGAAAGGGCCAGCTCGCCGGAAAGCTTGGGTGCAAAATTCTGCGCGTCCAGCTCAATCGCATAGGCTGTTTGTTCAATCGCTGGCCGAATGCTGTTATCTGCCTGTTTTATAATACGCCGCAACTTCCGGCGTAGTTTGCTAACTCCTTGCAGCCCGCGACGCTGGCGATAAGTCGAAGCCATCAGGTTCGCACCCCTTCCTCGCACATCAATTCCAGAAACCGGCCTTTTTCATCCGGGTTGCTGACACTGCGAATATTCAAAATTTTGTCGCCCCAGCCTAAACGATGCTGCGGCGTCACCGTTACCCCACCCCGAATCATCACGGTGTAGATTTGCTGGGCCTCTATCTTCATTGCTTCAAGCTTCTCTTTACCTCTCAGGGGCGATACGCGCGCCCAGACGGTATCGGTGATACTCCAGCTGGTCTCGCTGCCGCCCTGCCCATCTGAAATGCGCACCTCCTGCTCAATTGAGACACGATCACGCATTTTTCCAATTTTCACCATGCTACCAGCCCCGCATGCTGTTCATGCGCAACAGGGACTGAATGCCCATGGGGAGGTCATGAACATTCAGCCCGCTGCCGACCACCACCGGCTGACGCTCCTCATACAAGTGCGCTGCCAGAAACTTGATGGCATGGCGTAGCGTCCGTGGTACATCCGACGCCGCGTCGCCATAACCGGCTACTTGCGTAACGGTGACGGTATTTTGAGTGTTGCTGCGCGTACTCGGCCAGCTTTTTCCCCGTGCCGGTCGAAGGCGTGCCGGCTGCGCGTCCGCATCCACCTGATATTCTGATGCCGCCAGCGTCTGAGTCACGCCGTGGCTATCAATATAAACGATGCTGCTGACTGACTGCAATGGCGGCCGCGGCAGCAGAATGTCGTCGTCATGTGCGGGAAAGCCATCATATTTCACTTCCCACGTCTGCGTCAGAAAAGCCCGCCAGGTTGCATTCTCACAAAATTCGGTCGCCACGCCCAGCAGCGCTTCGAGATAATCATCCTCGGAGCTTCCATCCACCCTCACATGATCTTTTAACTCGGCCAGACTCACCGGAAAAACAGTTGGCGACTCGTCGAAAGACGCGACGGTACGCTTCAGCGATTTCCACTCCAGTTCCATCATCACGCGCTATATTTCCTTTTCAGATGCTCCCATGCGGTACCGCCGCTAAATTCCTCTTCAGTCCACTGGGCCCAGGCGAGGTTCCACGCCCATTGCTCCCGCGGAAGCTTTTTAAACCCCTCCTCCACTCGATGGGTCGTAACCGGCCATGCCATGCCCCCCTCGTCGCAAACCATTGTCGGCACACCCTCTAGCAGGGCATCGACACCGCTGTTGCTATTAAAGGTCACCACTCCAAGCGCATCTGCCAGCACATAGTGCAAATCACCATGAATCAGCGGTACACCCGCGGCGTCCTGACGGCCGCTTAGCGGATGAGGTCGAAAATATATAGGCACATCAAACCGTTCTCTCAGCCCCTTCGCAGTCTCTGCGACCCAACCCGTAAAGTCAGTTCCGCGGATCGATTGATCCCCCGGCACCTGCCCCATAATCACGATGTAATTACCCTCCGGCCGCCACGGCTTCAGGTACTCGCGAAAAAACAACAGCCATCGGTCGGGCGGCATATCCTGATTCACAAAATCAGCGTTGCCGTTAAGCCCGTTATAGCCAGCGCTGGCATACTCACTTATCCGGTCCCCGATATAACCATGCTCCAGCACCAGATAATCACGTCCTGTCTTCTTCTGCGCCTCAATAATCGGGTATTTTTTATGCGACCAGAACACCGCCAGATCGCACGCGATCGGCTGGCGACCATCGCCCTTTAGCGGCGTAATGCCATGCCTTTCCAGCCCGGCCGCAAACGCGTTGCCCCAGCGCTGCTGATGCGCGGAGCGGTTGGCGTGAACGGCTATGCGCATGCGGCCTCAAAATAGGCAAATTCGCCTTTTTCTCGGATCGCAGCCAGTTTTTTAACATCATGATAGCGCAGATTTTTTTCACCGCGCTGGCCGGCCGCACCCAGCCCGCTGCAACCTTTGCAGATTCCCTCATGCCGCTCACGGCGCCATGTTTCAAAAGCCTCGCTCTCCCACATCTCTTTCAGGCTGCGTCCGTCATCAATATGCCCAAAAACCGGCCCGGGCTTATAATTAATACAGCAGGTGGTCATCTCACCGCGAAAGCTGAAATTGATATTCCCTCGCGGCTGATTGCACAAAATAGCCCCGGCATTATTTTCAAGCTCCGGCAGCACATCAATAAAACTGTGAACTTTCTTGTGGCGAATACGGTCGATCGGAATATCTGCAAAATACCGCTGAAAATCCGGCCAGTGACCGTGATTCTTATCATTCTCGGTAAAGCGCACCTCAATCACCGCGCCGCCATACTGTTTCTTCGCCGCCGCCAGATGCTTCACATTCTCGAGGATGCGCTCAATCTGCCCTGCTTTACCGTGAATGCTTTCATGAATCTTCGCGTCCACCGCATCAACAGACACCACAATATGCGAAAAGGCCTGCAGCAAGGCGCGAGCATCGAATTTATGCAATGCATAGCCATTGGTATTAATCATCACATAACGGCTAAACTTGCCTTTTTTTGTCGCATAATCGCCCCGCTCGACCAGATCCTCCACCAGCGTCGGCTCGCCCATCGGCCCGCAAAGGCTCAGCTGCCGCATGCTCTCCACTTCGACCGCCGCATCGATAATCCGCCGGTACATGTCGAATGGTAAGGTCATCCATGGCGCTTCGCGCGTCTCGTGAGAAACCTTCTTTTTATCCGCCCTCCAGCAAAAAAAGCAGGCCTGATTGCATTTGATCGTCTGATCCACAATCAGCGTATGCGGGTCATATTTCAGGCGCATCATTAAAACTCATACTCAAAAAGCTCAAAATCACGTCCATAAACCGCCTCAACCTTCAACCGCTGATGCTGATTAAACATTTCCCGATAAGGAGGGTGCTCACTGGTCGTGAGTTTCTGCAAATCAGGCAATTTCAGTGCGGCCCGCTCCTGCGCGTAATGCTGCACCACGCGCCAGTCATGCTCCAGATCTTCAAATTTCCCTACAAAATCCACCGGTAGCCATCCGCGGTAACACAACAGCAAACTCTGCGGCCGGAAATGGATATCCATTTTTTCTGGTGGAATCGATAAAGCAGCGTCCAGCCACTCCTCCCATGGCATACCGGGGCGAAAGCCCATCTTGCGCATACCTCGGTTATCATGCGTCGGCTGGTCGATTTTCTGAGCCCAGCAGCTCACTAGCCGATCGTAGGGATTCCTCACGAACGTAAAGCGAAAGGCTTTATCCTTCAAACGTGCAAACCCGACCGCCCCCATAAACTCAAAAGCAGGGTGAGCATGCAGGTTTTTAGCATCCCATGGCACATCAACCGCATCCAGCAATGCGGCCTTAATAGAACTATTCGCCGCCTTGGGCACTAGCATGGCCGCAATGGGCCAGCCCACTAGTTTTGCGTTGTTGGGATTCGGCATCCATCCCCCAATATCCAGTTAATACCCGTTTCCGGATCGACCCTCTGCCAGGCTTCAATACGTGAATGCGGGCTGCCATTCACTACCTGGCACCCTGCCCTCTCAAAAAGCGAGGCAGACCGCCGATACCATTGTAAATCATCTACCCATGGCCGACGGCACTCGCGCCCTTCTCCATAGGCATATTGATGCAAATTCCGATGATCCAAACCTAGCAATAGCAACTTTTTCGGCTGCATATGATAAGCGAGATTCACCGCGCCGGAGCCACTGTGATTTGCATGACCGATCACTGCTTTATCGTCTAGTATCTGTTCCGACCGGAGGCGCTTTAGGAAAGCAACCTTCGGCCTATCCAGCGGTAATTCTCTCCACCCACGCTTTCGCGCATCGGCCGCAAGGTAATTTTCCGGCACTGCCGCAACCTTCTGCAGGGCGCTGTACAGTCGCATTCGATAAAGCAACACATTGCTATCCAGTGTAAACGCCATATCGCACCATGGCTCATGCAGGGCCATATCATTCACACAAATCACCATGGCTTTATACTGTAGCCGGCGTAAGGGCACACCACGCAAACTCGGCCCACTTGCCAACACCACGACCTTGTCATGCTGCTGATTTATTCTGTTCCAGTTAAATGACATCCGCCAAATCCCGCCTTTCAAAACAGTCCAACGCGCTGCCGGGCGTGCAATTCAAAACCTCCACCCGCTGTGACTTTAGATCAGCCAGTGTCGTGTAAAATCTTTCAATAAATAGTCGGTAATTAGAGTTTTTATTCAAAGCACCAGGGTGGTCGCCAAAAAAGTGACGTTTCCCTGCCTTCATGCGCATATCGTACCCCAGCAGAATAATCTGGCTAACACCCAGCTGAACCGCCAGATTCAAAGCCTGATACCCACTATTCGCACCGGTATGAATAATTCCGGGTTTGAGTGATAAGCCCTTAGCAGCCTCGCTTTTCACCCAACGCAGCTTAAAGCGCATTGCTGCGCTGGCATCCTGTGTAACCTTCATACCCTTAAAGGCCGGCACACCAGAATATTCCCGCCACCAGGCACCGTCGCAGGCATAAAGAAGGTCTGCAAACGGTGCCCGGCGCCAGGCATCGTTGATCGCAATTACCCGGCCTTTTTGCCGGATTTGGTCGATTTGGTTTTGTTCGAGGCTCGGCCCCGTTGCGAGGAGGAAGCACCGCTCGCCTTGCCAGATTCTTTCTGGCTGCCACCACTCTGGGTGGTTGGCTTGGCTGTTTCCGTCGGCTTCGGCGTCTCGGTCGGTTCCGGTGTCTCCGTCGGCTCCGTCGGCTTCGGCGTCTCCGTCGGCTTCGGCGTCTCGGTCGGTTCCGGTGTCTCCGTCGGCTCCGTCGGCTTCGGCGTCTCCGTCGGCTTTCCCAGCGGTTCGCCAACCCCCTCAATAATGGCCTGGCGCGCGCATTCATCAGGCACGTCTTTTACGTCTCCGCAAAAAAACTCCTCAATCTTCACGCCACGATGCGCAAACTTCCAATGTTTCGAAAATTCAATAACTGGCATAACGCCTCCTTGTCAAAATAATGAAAAATTAACCGTCGGAGGTCGGAGCCAGCGCAGGTTTACCCAGCAGCATCGTAATAGACATAGGCGTAGCACCCGGCGCATTATTAGCGGTCGGAATCACGCGCAAATATTGCTTATCCCCCAGATATCCAACGCGGTACAGTTCCGCATCTTCAGCGGCCGCATCCACCGTTAAAAACACACCTGTGCTGGAATTCGGAGCAGCCACAGGGCTTTTAGCCGATTCCACCAACAGCAAGTCGCTATCGGTAATATCTTCATAATTTGAGCTTTCATCATCGGAATGCTGCAATTTAAAATCCCAGCTGGGCTGCGGCGAATGGTCAATATCCGGCACAGTACCGATGGAAATAAGCACCTCAACGGCATCAAAACCTTTCCGGTCCACGCCACTGGCTGGCGTCTGGGTGGTACTATAATTCGCGGCAACAAGATGCTGCACGGCCTTAATATTACTGTGAATGTCTCGCATGTTATGTCTCCTGATTCAGTTTGCGAAAAAGATGAGGTGGAGACGCAATAAAGCTGCGCCCCACTTCACCTGGTAAGAGTTAGCTGGCCGCGAATTTAACCAGTTTGATAGCGTCAAAGTCGACCACATCGCCACCGACACGTTTCGTGGTATAGAACTTTACCCACGGCTTATCGGTGAATGGATCCCGGAGAATCCGCACGCCACGGCGATCGACGATGCGATAACCTCGCGCAAAATCACCAAAGGCAACCGAGAGCGAATTACTACCAAGCTCAGGCATATCCTCTGCCTCGGCAACCGGATACCCGAGTAGCGTATTCGGCTGTCCGACCTGCATAGACATTTCCCACAAATAGCGACCATTCTCATCGCGTAATTTGCGAATCTCGCCAGCGGTCAGGCGGCTCATTACCCAGCGTGCATTGTTCCGGTAAGCCCGTTTAAGAGCGTGCACAGTGCTGACCAAGGCATTCGCGTCGGAAGCTATCGTCGCGCCCGAAACCAGGGGAAAGCCAGCGGCAGCTCCACTTGCAATGTACTGCAATTCGCCCCAGTTACGATCGGCATCTTTGGTTGTCACGGCCGCGGCGCCATAATCCAGAAAACCGCGAGGCTGCTCAACACCGGTGCCGGATACGAATGCCGCATTCTCAGTTTCAGTTAGAATTTCGACAATTTTTTCTTCCAGCCAGGCTTCTATATCAACCACCGCATCATCGAGTAGTTTCTGTGTTGCTTTCGGCTGCGCATACTGCTCATGTGTCACGATCCGTTGTTTACCGACTTTGGGAGTATCGGTATCCGAAGGAGCGGTGGTCTCACCGACCCAGCCACCAGATGCTGCCTGGTTAACGTCGTTCGGAATCTCTAGTGCATCGCCGGATGAGATTTGCGTTACCGTCGCAATCGCGCGAATATCGCTGGTTTCATGAATACGCTTAATAATATTGCCATCCATTTCTGTTGGAACCAGATAACCGCCATCCGGATCAGACCCAACAGACATACTGTTAATAACTTCAGCATTGCGCATTTCCGGGCAGTCCATGCCATATCGCAAATAAGTGCGGAAACTGTTAGCATAAGCCTGATAGTGCTCCATATTCACTTCACCGAGTTCATTTAACGGGCGCCCCTTCTTCACCGCTTCAAATAGCTGTGCATGCTTTTTAAGGTCCTGAGCACTACCCCCGCCATTTAAGGAAGTGCCCTGCAGCAAATTGACTTTGCGCTCCAACTCATCGGCGCGCGCATTTACGGATTCGCGCTCCTGATCCAGTGTTTTTTGCTTATCCATAAACTGATCAATTTGGCCATTAATCTTTTCTAGCTGGGCATCATATTCAGCCGTGCCCTTACCATTTTCCAGATCCGCAATCCGCTTTTCGTTCGTCTCTTTAAACTGGCTCCAGGCCTTTTGGAGACCATCAACCGTGTTTTTTACTTCTTCAACATTGTTAGGCATTGTTGTCCACCTTGTTTGGATTAAGTGTTTCAGCCGCGCTTTGCAGCGAGGCCATCAGTCCATCAAAATCCTCTGAGTCATCGTCCCGCATGTCCTTCAAAGGTTTATACCCGTGCTTGATGATTTCACGAGCAACGGAGTTAGAGAGCCCAGCGTCCCGCCTGAGCACCCGCTCCAGCTCCCGCTCCGTGGGGAGGGGAGAATCCTGTTTTTGCTGTAACGCCGCCGGCACTTGTTTAAATTGTGCCACCAGCTCGAATTCCATGGCATTGCGCACTTCCGGCGCATCTTCCAGCCCATCGGCAAAACCCATTTCTACTGCCTCGGCCGCGTCCATCCAGCTTTCTTCCTGCATCATGCGGCTGATTTCTTCCCGGCTGAGATCCGCACGCCGCTCATAAGTACCGAGGATCGACTCTCGAATTTTTTCCAAAGAGTCAGCTGTTTTTCGAAACTCTTCCGCGGTGCCAAAAGCCATGGTCCACGGATCGTGAATCATAAAAAAGCTGCCTTCACCCATGCGAATTTCATCACCCGCCATGGCGATCACACTGGCGATGCTGGCTGCCAACCCGTCCACATGCACGGTCACCTGGCCTTTAAACCGCTTAATGGCATTGTAAATGGCATAACCGTCAAAAACTGACCCGCCTGGGCTGTTGATCCGCACATGCAGTGTGTCTGCACTGATGCCATCAATTTCGCTTACCAGCGCAGACGGATCGACACCGTCGCCAAAAAACCCGAGCCCAATCTGGTCGTAAATGTAAATCTCGGCCTCTTGCCCCTTTTTAGCGACGGGCTTACCGCGATTACTCATCATCGGCCGCATTGTCGGGATCATCACCTTCATCTCCTGATGTTTGGTTGTTTTGCACCTGCATATTCGCGGGCAATGCATATTGATCACCACCCTCATCCGTACGTGGCGGCAGATCCTCTTTTTCACGAATTTCATTTGGGTTCAGCCCACCAATTTCGCGCATTGTCCGGTAAAATTCAGCGCGGGTTTTTGCGTCACCGCGGAGCAGACCATTTACGTTAAATTTAGGTGAAAGCTCTGAACCACTTTCCGGAATTATCAACTGGGTGTGAATTGCCTGCTGCCATAAATCAATCCAGGGCATCAATGCATAATCGACAAATTGCCGGGCGAGATTCTCAATGTTCGAAAAAGTTGCTTTTTCGAGATCACCAATCATATGTGGCGGAATTCGCCATAAAGATGCCAGAATTGAACGTTGTAATTTCCGACTATCCAGCAATTGTGCTTCTTCAAAGCTCATACTGGATTTATTAAATTTTGCGCCCTCTTCAAGAATAATCACCTTATGTGATTTATCGATACCGCTATATTGCTCCTCAAAACTCTCCTTCAGCCGTTTATACGATTCATCTTTGAGGTGCTTTGGAACCTCCAGCGTTCCGCTATGGTTAATGCCATTTGAGAACATAAAGGCCGCAAATCGCTCCTGAGCCAATGCAAGGGCAATCGTATCGGCACATTCCTTAATCGGATCATCACCGATCAGCCCATCATCACTGTCACCGCGCAGATGAAACACATCCCGCTGATCCAGCAGCATTTCCGAGCCATCTTTTCGGCTTACCCGATAAATCAGGCTCCAGTCACTCCCCTGCTCAACCCTCACCTTATCCGGATGCAGCGGAATGAGAGCACTCACCCGATTCCCAACGGTCTGTTTCAGGGCAAAAGCATTTCCCCGGTGCGCCACCCACCGCGTCATTAAACGGCGAAATTCGAAGCTACTCTGCCATCCATTCGGCCGCCCTCGGCTGGAAAGCAACTTATGAACAGGATGCATCCGCGCCACTTCACGCTGACCGTCATTCTGCTCGCGTATAATGCTGAATGGCAGCTGTGCGACCGATTCAGAAAGCACCTTTATACTTACCTTCACCGGTGCGCATTTCATCGCTTCTTTTGGCGTGACGTGAATGCCAGCAGCCGTACGCGCAATAATATCAATCCAGGCCCGCAGGTCTTCAGAGGTCGTGATAGAATTATCGCTATTTTTTGCTGTACTTACACCACCCCAGCGGTTCGCTTCGTCAAATCGCCGATAATCCTTACGACCTGAGTCGATTACTTCCTGCATGGGCGTTTCATCCTAATGTTCGTACGCCGCGGCTTTCGTAAACAGATTCTTCCTCCTCCATACCCAACACCGCGGGGTGTATTGCATTTATCAGCGCATCAATGCCGTCAATTTTATGTGGCGACATTTGCGATTCCTTAATGGGCAGGATCGTTTTATCTCGGCGTTGAACCACCACCACGTTGCTGGCCATCCAGTTCATCACCTCATTATCATCATGACGCAGACGAGAGGGGCCACTCTTGACCCTGGCTGCCAATTCTTTAGCCGGATCGGTTACATTGCTGGCTTTTTTATGCAGCGTTACGGCTAAATCCTCGCTGCCATCGCCATGTTCCAGATTGAGCCGACTCGCCATCGCTTGTGCCGCGGCAAATTGGTCAAAGGTGACACGCTTTACCGCAAATCGCTCAATCCATTCTGTGATCTGATCTTCCACCATATTATGGTCGACCCAATCCCCCGGCGTCAGCAACAACTGTCCCTGCTCCACCCATTTTCGGTAAGGTGCCGGCGATTTACCCTGCGAATGCTCCGGACTTTTTAAAACAGCTTCAGGCAGCCAGAATAAAGGCTTAAAGATCAGACGGCCGTCATTATCAAATGCAGCCAATACAGCAGCAGTAATATCATCTTTATCCGCAAGGTCGGCCCCGATGTAACAATCCAGCCCCTCAAAATCCTCCCAGCTTAAGCTAGGATCGGCAGCTTTTTTCCACTGCTCCATATTCAGCCACGCACTGGTGGCATTGAGCCAGATATTAAAACGCTTGGTTTTAATATTGCCTTGTTTTTCAGGTGACGCCTTGGCGGCATTTACATCCTGCTCCAGCTTATCAACCTGGCAGGCGCTGCCCAAAAGAGGGTTGGCTTTCACCCAAACGGCAGGATTGGTCCAGTCGTCCCCCTCATCCAGTGTGTAGATGATCCCGAAAACGTGCTCCAGCTCAACGGCCCCTTTGAGCATCTTACACACCATCTGGCGCTGCTCATAACAAATGCCGTTCGTATCGAACCCGGCAGTGGTAATGACCAGCAAAAATGGGTTTTTTCTGGCACCAAAAGCACTATCGATCACATCGAAAAGACCGCGATCCTTATGCGCATGCAATTCATCCAGCACGCCGCAATGCGGATTCCAACCGTCCTGAGTGCTGCTTTTTGAGTTAATTGGCTGTATAAAACCGCCATTCAACTCACTGGTAATTGACTTGGGGTATTTCTGACTTCCCCAGGTACTTAATTCAAATTCTTCCTGTAAATCTGGCGTTTTTTGCACCATCAGCCAAGCAGGCTTAAATACCTTCTGAGCCTGCTCACCCGTTGTTGCACCGATCAGAATCTGTGATCCAACCTCCTCCTCGCAGGTGAAAATATATAAAACAATGGCTGCTGAAATCGTGCTTTTCGCGTTTTTACGCGCCATTTCAATGTAAGCATAAGTGAACCGCCGATTATCATCGACGCGCCGTCTCCAGCCAAAAATGCAGCCAATAATAAATATCTGCGCAGGCTCCAGATACAAAGTAGGGCGCTCCCAGACCCCCTCAACATGCGGCAGTTCCTCTATAAAACTACAGGCATCATCCACATACCAGGGGTCAAAATAATATCGGCTATCCGGATCCCGACACCTTTCTATATCGTTTAAATGCCGCTGAGCGGCCTGCCTCACTTCTTTGCAAAACTGGGTGCCGGCCTCATCAGCCACCGCCTGCCGCGCATATTCATGCAGAATAGCGTTATAATCACGAGTCGTTTCGTTTTCCACGTCCCGCAAACCTATTTGTTTTCGCTTTACTTCCGCTGGGCGATATTTTGCGACTGGCTGGGGTGTCGTAGAATTCTGCTGCCCAGATACGATGCGCATTAATCATCGCAACCGGTGCTGGAATACCATGCTGATAGGAGAAGATGATTTTAGCTTCTAACGCGACATATTGAGCCAAAGCATGCTCAAAACCGTCGATTGTCTGCCCTCTTTTGCGGTAACGATCAACCTTTTCATACCATATTTCGCGTGAGAGCTCATCCATCCATACGGGTGGCTCAATCACGTCAGGATCAGGCCAATCCTCAACCGATTCGTAAGCGAATGTAATAACATTACCTTTTCTGGATGGTCGAGTCTCGCCCTTTGCTTTTTTCTGATCTGGCGAATCGCCCTTCGGACCCCTTCTCGCCATAAATATTACCTAGCCTTATCCATTCAAAACAGAAAGTTACCGCCCATTAATCCAAATCCCATTTATTACCAGCCAGTAACCATACCAAGCTTTTGAAATTTCTGAAAATTTAATTAGTCCGCGCAAAAATTTGACTAACCGCGCGTCTCTCTTCT